CACAAGATTACGTCTTAAGGGACAGGAATATGTGGATAGCGTACCAACCTAATGGTAATTATCTTGTACGTTATTACTACGTTAAAGCCCTTCCTGGCGACCTGACAGCCTCTGCATCCAATGTCTGGACTGTTGAAGCACCTGACCTTATTCGGGCTAAGGCTGCCAAGACGGTAGCACTTCGGACATTGCATGACCTTGAGTTAGCAGCAACCTTCGCTGAGATAATTGATGAGGAAGAATTGCGGATAACTGAGCGGGCCGAAAACCAAACATCCAGAGGCAGGAGTGAGGTGCATTATTAATGCCTAAATGGACGCAAGTTAATGTAGCGGAGTGGATGCCTGACCAACCTCCACTGAATAACCCCGGTGCTATTACAGCTAAAAACTGTATACCTGCTGCTAACGCTTATCGTCCATTATCTGCATCTGTTACTTTTTCTGTAGCGACCGGCACATCAAATGATGACTATATCCGTGGGGCAATATCGGTCAGGGATAATGCTGATACTGTCAGGACTTTTTGTGGTGATGCTAAAGACTTGTATGAGATATCAGCAACGGGATGGGACATTGTCTCTGTCTCTGCCGGGGCATACTCTGGCACAGCTACTCCAGAATTATGGAGGTTTGCGGAATGGGGCGATACCTTAATAGCAACCAATTTCAATAACACTCCACAGCAATTAGACCTCAGTGGCTCTACTTTCGGCATTATGGCAGGGTCTCCTCCAAGAGCAAGGTATGTGGCCACCATCCGTGACTTCGTAGCATTCGCTAATATACATGAAAATAGCACTGCAAAACCAAGGACTGTCAGATGGTCAGCATTCAATAATGCTAATGACTGGACTGCTTCAGTCAGGACGCAGAGTGACTCACAAGAGTTGTTTGAGGGTGGGTATATCACAGGTATTGTTGCACAGTCCTTCGGTCAAGGTGAGATAGGCGTCATCTTTCAAGAGCGGGCTATTACATTGATGACTTATGTTGGCCCTCCTCTAATCTTTCGTTTCGACCAGGTTGATACCAGACGAGGCACTCGTATACCAAATTCCATTATCCGCTACGCTCACCAGATATACTACATTGGCGAGGATGACTTCTATGTATTTGAAGGTGGTCAGTCAAGGTCTCTCGGTTCAGAGAAGGTTGTCAGGCACTTCTATAATACCCTCGATACTAACTTCATTGAAAGAATTACAGCAACAGTGGATGCAGCCAGGAAGATCATTATTTGGTCATACCCATCAAAGTCATCTACTGAAGAAGCACATCCGGATAAACTCATTATTTTCCATTGGATAACTGGTCGCTGGACGGAGGCTGAAGTACAGGCCGAGTCGCTATTCACATACCTTACTCCCGGTAAGACACTGGATGAGTTAGACTCTATATCAACTGACTTGGATGCTCTCCCTTATTCACTAGACTCGAAACTCTGGAAAGGTGGGTCAATGGACATGGCAGCGTTTGACCGTAACCATAGGCTTTACACTTTCTCTGGTATACCGCTTGATGCAACTATCGATATGACAGAGGTGCGGGCTGGTCCTGGAAGACTCATTGAGGTGACTAATTTACGTCCTTTAATCGAAGGTGCTGGGACTACATCAATTGCTCAAGTTGGTCACCGTATGTCACAGGATGCATCTCCGACATGGACAACGACAGCTACTGCAAATGCGAGTGGTGAAGTCAATGTTAGGATCCATTCTCGCTTTGCTAGAGTAAGACTTAAAGCGACCGGCACATGGAAACACATCCAAGGTGTAGATATGTATATCTCTGAGAGAGGCATTCGATGAAGATAACTGCCCTCTTTAAAGCAGTCGCAATAATATTTGAATTAGCTGTCTCTGCCGGTCTTGTTCCCGGCGTTACCGGCGTTAATAAGTTTGGTCGTAATTCTAATGTTGACTCTAATACGAAGGAAGAAATATGGGATGGGTCTGCTGCTTATGTTTTCCCGGCAACTGCATTAATGACAAGCATCAGTCAGACAACTGACCAGGCAGCAATGAGAGGCCAGGTAGTTGAGATACAGGGCCTAGATGCTAACTGGGACTTAAAAGTACAGGAGGCAACCTTAGATGCATCCGACACTACAACTGTAGTTACATTAGGCACTGCACTTATTCGGGTGTTTCGGATGAAGGTATTGGCCGATGTGGTAACAGACCAGGATATCCGTGTCCACAATGCAGGAGAGACTCAGGACTACGCTATTATCACAGCAGGGAATAACCAGGCCTTAATGGCTATTTACACTGTACCGAATGGCAAGACAGCATATATGTGCAACCTGTATGGCTCGATTAGTCCTGAGACAAATAAAGACCCAACGAAGATGCAGTTCGAGTTATGGGCAAGTGACATGGACAATAGTTGCGCAGCACAGATAAAACATACTGTCGGCTTTATCACCGGGACATACGAAAAAAACTTTTGTCCATATCAAAAGTTTACCCAGAAGACAGATATATTTATAACTTCCACCCCAACAGGCAAGGCGGCAGATGTCTCTGCTGGGTTTGACTTATATTTGGTGGATAACTAATGAACGAAAACTACGCACCCGGATCATTAATTGGCCAACTGCAGGACTTGTCAGCGTCTGCACAACTGGCGTATTCAGCTACATTGCAGACTGAGATACAGCATATCTGTGTCTGTAATACCAAGACGGCTGCGGCAAGGTTTAGTATTTTTCACGATGATGGCGGAAACAGGTTTTCTGCAGGCACAGCATTGTTTTTCAAGGAGCAGATAAACGGACTGTCAAGTGTACTTATTTCTGCTGATGACCCAGGCACTGGTTTGACTGTTGCTAAGGGCGGCAGTGTAGGTGTCGAGGCTGACAAAACAGCAGCGGTAACATTTTCAATTTACGGTACAACACAGAGGGCAAGATAATGCCATACACAGACTATGACGTAGGGGGAAGCATGGAGGACTGGAGACAATACCTTCCTCAAAACCAGACTGCCACCCCCTATAATAACCCTAATGGTGGGGGGACTTATGGCTATGGATATAGTGGTGGAAGCAGCAGCAATGCGCCGGTTGAAATAAACAGGTCTGCACCTGCAATGAGAAACCCATATAATGCTCAACCTATGCCTTGGTCATTCAATGAGCAAGCTGGAATGCTGGCTAACAATATAGGACAAAGTCCTTTCAGGCCTCCTATGAATCCGAGATATAACCAATGGGCTGGAGGCGGGAAAGGACAGCCTCAACCCAGGCCACAGTTTGGCGGAGGAAAGATACAACCGCAATTCGGTGGAGGAAAGGGTCAGTATATGCAGCCACGGCTGCAATCTGGAGGCGGGAAATTCGCATGAAAGTAAACAGAATTGAAAGACCAAATGTCATGGTAGTTTGGCGTGATATAGAGAAGTATGTCCAGAGAGCATTAGACGCTTCAATGGGTGAATTTGACCTTCTGGATATCCTTCAATTGATACTCGCAGACCAAATGACCTTATGGGTTATCGAGCATAATGGTAAGCATATCGGGGCAGGAGTGACCCAAATGGTATATTATCCACGATATCCAGCAATGAGAATGGTACTGATGTCCGGTGATGACGCTCTCCGGAAGTCATGGTTTCAGCCGATGATGGAAGTAATTGAGAATTACGCTATTCTTCAAGGAGCAGAAGTGTTTGAGGAAGTCGGTAGACCTGGGTGGGAAAAGATAGGTCCACCTATGGGATATAAGAAACAATATGTTACCATGGTAAAGCAATTGGGAACCTCAAAGTTAAGAGGAGCAGGCTAATGGGCAAAGGCTCAAGCGCACCCAAGCAAGTTGGTACTCAAAATACCATATCGACAAGTGAACCTTGGGGTCCAACGCAACCCTATCTGAAGGATGCATACCAAGGGGCTCAGGACTTATTTCAGTCTGGTGGTCCTAGCTACTATCCCAACGCAACCTACACTCCCTTCTCTGGTCAGACCGAATTAGGTTTAAATATGATGCAGGGCAGGGCATTGCAGGGGTCTCCTTTGCAAGATGCTGCTCAACAGCAGGCACAAGGTACTATCGGTGGTAATTATCTCTACAACCAACCAGGCATGGCAGCAGGAAGGTCTATGATGGGGCAGGCAGGATATGTCCCAGGTCAAGGTGCTATCGACCAGGCATACGGGTCACAAGACCCATCGCAGAATTTCCTACAAGGGTCAATGCGTACAGCTACTCAAGACCCTACGAAAGGTTTCCTACAAGGTCAGCGGGCAATGAGCGGATATGATCCATCTGCTAATTACTTACAGGGTCAGATGAATGCCAATCCAAATGCTACTCCAGCACAGGGATATCTCGGTAACGCAGCAAGCGGTGGTATGTTGGGCTCAAACCCATACCTAGACGCTGAATATGAAAAGGCATCCCGAGGTGTACAGTCTGGCATCAATGCCGCTTTCGGAGGTGGAGGTAGGACAGGCAGTGAGGCACATGCTTCATCGCTAGGAACTGGAATGGCTGACCTGGCAACAAGACTTTACGGCAGTAACTACGGACGAGAAAGAGGGCTCCAACAGCAAGCAGCAGGACAAATACAACGTGCTTATGATACATCTCAGGGCAGAGGTCTCCAAGGAGCAGGACAGCTTACGCAGGGACTCAGGTCTGGTCAAGGTCTTGGTCTGAATGCAGCCCAGCAACAGATGCAGAATCTACGCTCCGGCCAAGGTCTCGGATTGCAAGGAGCAGGACAACTCACACAAGGGTATAACCGTGACATAGCTAATGCATTACAAGGCACTGGTCTTGAGCAGCAAGGCTACATGGGCTCAATGGGTCTCGGCATGCAAGGCGCAAACCTCGGTCAGAATGCTTTCGCTAATGAGCGCAGGAATATGATGCAGGGTACAGCAATGGCTCCAACGCTTGCTCAGATGGACTATCAGGACATTGGTCAATTATTAGGTGTCGGCGGACAGGTCGAGCAACAAGGTCAACGTCAACTGCAAGATTCTATGAATAGGTATAATTTCTACCAGAATAGGCCTGACCAGCAACTGCAGAATTATGCAGCAACTGTGCTTGGCAATGTTGGTCAACTCGGCGGTACTAGATCAGGCCAGCAACCTATCTACGGGTCAAATGGTGGAGGCTTCAGTGGCGCAATGGGAGGCGCATTAGGAGGGGCAGGACTTGCCAGTATGCTGGAGTTAACTAACCCAGTGTCTGCAGGGCTTGCAGGACTTGGCGCACTTGGAGGAATGAAATAATGACTTTTGCTCAGAAATTATCAGGGTTAATTCCAATGCTTCAAGGTCTCGGTGGTGGACAGCCTCCTGGAAGCATCACTGCAAACAGGTTATCTGGACTACCAAGTCTGGGAGAGGCAGCTAACAGTCTTCCTGGGCCACAGTTTGGATCGCTCGGTGGCACACCATCACCACAACCCGCAGTTAAGAGTCCTCTCTTTGGTGGCGCAGCAATGGGTCCGGGTATGGCTGGTATGGGCATGCAGATGCTACAGAACCGGAAGGCATTCTCGCTTAACCCTGGAGACCCAAGGTTGAACCCATATTATGGTGTTATGGACGCTGGGATAAAGGGGGCGCAGTTTGGCCAGCAGACGGAAGCTTTCGGCATGAAGAAAGAGGAGTTTGATATAGCACTGAAGAAGCAGAAACGGTTGGAAAAAATGATGAGGGATAGAGTACTGAATC